ACATGCCTCTCAATCGCCTTGCGGAGAGACACATCCTGCAGTACAGGAGCTACATGGCGGCAAAAATCAGATGACCACCAGTCATCCGGGATCCAGTACCACCACTGGGTCCAATGGGCAGAATTTAGAAAATCTACCAAGACGGCGGTGAAGCTCCCAGCGAATCTCTCGTTGGGTAAACAGTGCTTCAAAATACTGCCGACTAGGGGTAAATCTCCCAATCTGCGCGTCCACGCGACTTCAGTTTCCTTGAGAAACGTGGATGCAGTGGCCTTGATCAACGACGCGGCCAACGTCTGCTGCTCTTCTTCTGGGCATTGACAAGTAAAGCACATACATCCTTTGCAGGGTGTTCCGAATTGTACTTCACTGTGAAGTTTGAGCATGTCCTGCTGGCGTTCAAACCAGGAAGCAAGAATTTGGTTAAGATAATCAAAGAACTTGTCAATTGGCAAATTCTTGAGAGTCTTCTTGTGACCATTCTTTGCTACGAATTTCCAGGGACGCCATCCATCTTCAGTGGGTTCGTTGATAGTGAAGGTTTGAATCTTTTGGAATTTGGTTCCTCCGAATTCAACGTGACCTGGGAGCTCTTTCGAGGCAGACAAATCAACACTACCGATGCCATTGGCGTAATCAGGCATGACAACAACGTCGATGAGAATCATACGACGTCGAATTGATGCACTGTATTGGGAAATTTGTTCAATGTTCATGTGACGCACGTTAGTCGAGACAACAACTGCCAAAAGATCGGGAAGGACCTTTCCTTTGAGTTCGACTTCAGCTTTCACAGCACTGAACTGGACATTATTGCACGCTTGCAATATTGGGGCTACAGCCAATGAAGGATCGTATTTCAATGGACGATTCGCTACGTCATCCAAAACGAGAAACATGGTGTAGTTGAAAACCTGAGAATGAAATGCATCATCCGTGATCAGGTTGGCTACGTATTCTTGTCTAAATTCTACGCCACGCATTGCACAGATCAATTTCTGCACAGCTGACATAAGAAGAGACTTGCCGCAGCCGGGTTTACCATTAAAGACGACGCAGGGTGGTTGTTCGACCAATGCGCCAGTTTTCTTCATGGTGAGAAGTTCGAGATACCATTCGGTTAACTTCTGGTACCGGTCAGAAAAGATTTTCTTGACGTAGGAACCTGATGGAGAGGCATCTCTGGCTACCTTATACGAATCTAATGCGATCCGCATGATGTTGTGAATGGGTCCGAGGGGGTTTCCCTCTTTTGTCCATTCGCCAGAACGTAACTTAGGAACGATATCCTGGAGTTCATAATACATTTGGTCCAGTTTTGCATTCATAGTTCGTTCAAACATGAAAGGTAGTAATGATCCGCATTCCCAAGAGGCAATTACTGCTTCAACAAAGTAGTTTAAAGCACTAATAAATCCATCCGCAAGGGAAAAGACCGAATCAAATTTGCTCAGGGCGGTAGCTCTGAAAATACACACCGAATTGACATGAATGGCTTCTTTTTCTTCGGGTAAGAAACCCAAAACAATAGAAATTGCCATAAGATCGGCGACGTGTCGCCAGATTGGTGTATGTTTGCAGAGTTCCCAATTCTTCACAACCCAACGAAACCCTTCAAGGACGGTGTACCCTTCGCCTTCAATGGCTTTGGTAGTGTCGTCCAGGACTTTACCTAGAACAGGGTCTTCGGTGGTTAGTTGTCCCGTAAATGCTTTTACTAAAGCAGCAGTCACAGGAGCGAACATAGAAGTGGATTGGGTTTGGGAACCCAGAACTTGGGGAACCTCTTCGCTCATAAGATAACGAAAAGCTTCAGCGACCTCCTTAACAGCATCGGTTTGTGACCGAATATTGCACGGGGGAGGTCTGAGATTGTCTTGTGCACCAGAAATGTCTGGTGGTGTACAATCAAAAGATCGATCCTCATCGGGAGGACCGGAAACGTTGGGGACTGATGGGTGCTCAAAGACTTCATCAGTGGGAGTAATAGACTCAATAGTGGAATTGAGTTTAGGGCGTTTTGTAACGCGTGCTTCTACATCTGGTGCAGTAGCATTAGAGGGTGCTCTCACATCTTGTGCGAGAGCATGGAGGACGGCATTATTGAATTTCATGATAATGGGATGATTAATGGAAAAAGGCAAAATAAATTATTGACTAGTATGGCATTAATGATCTAACTCAAAGAAAGATAAGGCGTCCGGTACACAATAAGCTTGTGTTTGCTGGGCTGATTTAAGATTCGCGCTCCTCCACTACCTCGCAAGCAATACTCACGAGAACACCAAACTTTTCACCTCACAACAGAGGGGCGATGGTCTTGGGTCAACCATCAACTTTACCTAATACCTCGCTTACAAGCAAGTAGTACGTCGTAACATACTACCGACAAAGCAACATATTCATCTTGCAACCGTGTGCTCCTTCCAAGGAGCGAAACGCATTCAAGCCGTTTCTACCTTCGTTAAATCGAAAGGAATATACAAAGTAATTCCCTTTAATAAAAGTACTAGCCGGTCTACAAGGTCCGAGTACGCATGAAATGTTTTTTAGTTTTTTAAATTAAATTATACAAAGATTTTATTTTTATTTCCATGCGGTTGATATCCAATATTTAAAGTCCCAACAGGGGACTACAAAATAGATAATAATATATAAATATACAAACCAATATAGCGTGTAAAACGCAAATAATTGATTAACATATAAAGTCCATATAAGGACTACAAAAGATACATTTCATTATGAATTATAAAAGCCTCAATAGAGGCGGGAACA